GCCTTGGAAGAATCAGCAAAGGTGATGTCGTCGCCTGACGAGACCGAGATGTCTGTGCCGCCGGTGGTGTTGCCGTTAGCCAGAACCTCAGAGAGTTCGTTGTTAGAACCAACCTGAGAATCAACATACGCCTTGATCGATTGCTGGGTGGCGAGTGCTGTGGCGCTGTTAGACGCCATGTTGTCTTCGTCTTTAATGCTTGAAACGGTAGCGCCGTCGCCATTAAGTGTAAGGCTGTTAATGTTTGTGATGCCTTCTTCGACGTTTGTACCGTCACAAAAGACCACCATGTTCTTGGTGTTTGGTACAGCAACACCCGTACCAGAAGACGTTTTGACAGTGATTGTCTGGCCTGTACCGTTCTCAACGATGTAAATTTTAGACGCCGCTGGACAAATAACCGTACCTGCACCGGTCAACGCTGTGCCTGTATCAGTCAGAGTAAGAATCGCCGCACGAGACTCAGAAGTCGTGCCATCGGCAGTGGTTAGTGTGTGAGAGTTAGCGGTCCATGTATTGATGACTGCGCGGCCTGCGATGGCTTCTTCTACCATCGAAGTGATGTTGTCGTTTACAACATCGCCCCAAGTACCACTAAGCTCGCCTTGTACGGGAAGCGCTAGTTTAAGTATGCTGGTGTACTGTGTTGCCATTCTCTTGTCCTCAAGCGGCTATATCGTCCCAATTTGGCGTCTGGTCTGTATCCAGATTACCCCAAGAAGGACTCTGCGTATCTGTAATGTTCTGCCAATTTGGGGTTTGGCCTGATGATATGTTACCCCAAGTTGGCGTTTGTCCGTCAGAAATCGCTTGCCAGTCTGGTGTCTGATCTGTAGGTATTTCACCCCAGATGAACACGTTTCCGACTGCACCCGAGGCTTCTACGCCTGTTGGGAGTGCAGTTGCTCCAGCAGTAACAGTTACTGTACCTAAACTTACGGTACTTTCAACTCCCGTAACTATAACATCAACAACGACTGCAACGTGTACAGTTCCGATTGCGCCGGTCGCTTCGAGACCTGACGGAGTTGCAATCGCGTCACCGATAACCGTGACTGAGCCAGTAGCTCCTGTAGCCGCAACACCAGTAACATTGACATTAGCGTCAGCGACAACAGAGACCGTTCCAAGAGCGCTAGTAGCTTCGAGCCCCGCTGGGGATACGTTAGCTGTGCCGGTAACGGTGACAGAACCAAGGCCAGTAGTAGCTTCAAGACCTGATGGAGAGACGATAGCATCAGCGGCGACTACGACTGTACCAAGCGCCGTCGTACCTGCAACGCCAGTAACTGCGAGGTTTGCATCGCCTGAAACGCTGACGGTGCCTATCGCACCTGTAGATTCAACACCGGTTGGAGATACATTCGCATCACCTGTGACGGTGACAGAACCAAGGGCTGTGGTAGCTTCTTCTCCTGTGACACTGACATTTGCGTCAGCAACAACAGAGACTGTGCCAAGCGCAGACGTAGCAGAAAGACCCGTAACGCTAACATTTGCATCAGCGGTGACGGTGACAGAACCTAAAGCGGAAGTACCGGCGACACCGGTAACGCCGACATTAGCGTCGGCAACAACAAGAACGTTTCCTATACCACCAGTGGCTTCAAGTCCTGATGGTTGAACTGTAGCCGCACCAGTAACGGTAACATTACCAAGTGCGCTAGTAGCTTCTAATCCAGTAACACTTACATCGGCATCAGCGGCGACAACAACGGTGCCAACTGCGCCGGTAGCTCCTACTCCATCGACGTTTACAATGGTGAGATCTGTACCCCAAGAGCCTTGGCCCCAAGCGGTAGAACCCCACCCTGTATACGTGACAGAGGAGGGCATTACGCTATACGAATAATCGCGTTAGATGCGTCAGCCGCTGGGAATTGAATCTGAAAATCGCCTGCGGTAGACGTTTTATCTGCACCAAAATCAAGAACAGCAACAGCAGGATTGCCGCCCCCGGACTTGTAAATCAATGCTCCCCGCGCGGTGATTGTTGCGGTAGACCACGTTGTATCTGCGAAGTCTAGGAACGCAGTAGTCCCAGACGTCGTGGGAGCCACAACAGTTAACGTGTTACCACCTGCTGTATACCCAGTTCCTGACACTTCGTTTGTTGTTGCGTACGCTGTTGTAGACGCTCCAAGAGTTGCAGACGAAGTAAACAACGCTATTTTGAACGTTGCCGACGTATCTGAACTAAAATCCATCTCGCCATCAAGAAGCGCTTTCTTGAATGACGTGCACATTGCTTGAGTAATTGCCATCTTTTATCCCCTAAGTTACAGGTATCTGAGGTTGTCCTGAACGATAAGTATCGCCGCGAAGTTTACCATCGCCAAGGTTTTTGAGTAACTTCAGCGACTGTACGTACATGCGCTCGTACATCTGTACGAGGTCTGGCTCACCTTTCATAAAACGCAAGGCTTCCACCAACGCTCCGTTCAAGAGCGCAGAATCAAACTCTTCGCCTAACCACGTAGTACCCGCCGTTACTATTGACTCAGGGTAATACCCGTAGTGAAGCTCCATTGTATACCCGCTATCAGGAGTTGGTCCCACAATAAAGCTATCATCATCAAAGTTAGCGTAGTGTTTAGGTAATCCTGTAGTAGTCTGTACTGGATACGCTTCACGAATAAAATTCACATCCTTGTTTAACAAGAAATGGTAATTACCGCTACCGTCTACAACCGCTAAACTATAGGTATACAGATAATCAGCGGGGGTAGCTAGGTATTTATTACTCGCTGTAAGCGTCCCCGTAACGTTCTTACGAAGCGCGGGGATTTGAACAGTGTTATAAATTTTCTGTTCAGCCTGTTCCGTGAACATAGCGAGCTGATCATCAGTGAACGTGTTTTCAGTGATGTCCTCAATGTTAGTTTTCAGCTCGGTATAGTTCATGATTTACGCCATAGGACCGCGTGCATAAAGTCCTTTTGTAGCCGCGCCAGTGCCTCGAACCTTCACTTTTCGATTCTTTTGGCTAGGCTTTTTAGTAGCTTTTGGTGCTTTCTTACGCATGATAATTACTCCTACGAAATCTGAACTGTAGCTTGCCCTATAAATCCAGTACCGACAACCGGCTTGACTGGCTCTATTAACGCTCTGCTAGCCGCATACTGATTGGAATCAGGACGTGGGTCACGTAACGCTTGTGGGTCATTAACAGGAAACTCTCCCAGCTTTAGCTGAGGGTGATCCCCATCCCAACATTCAGGACATGATTTAATGTTTGTATCACGTCCTTTCTTGTAAACATTACGTAGCTCACGCAGTTTGTACGTAAAACCACATACATCGCATACGCCGAGTGCTTTTTGACTTGACGCAAATCGATTACCCATGTCAGATCCTCATGGCGCGAGGAACAAAACGAGCTGGTGTTTTCTCTCTATCTTCGCCCGCCGCCAATGCGAACTGCTCTTCATATACTTGTTTTAGCATAGGCAAGCGTTCAGCAAGCTCTGGCACTTTCATAGCGATGTGGTATGCAAGACCCGCAACAAGACATGGAAAAAAGCGGAAGTTCATGTCTGAAGTCTCGGAACCAGCACCCGCATCTTGGACACGGCGTAGCCTCCAATAACGAAAGGTATAGTCGTTTGTGTCTGGCACAGGCCAAACGTTGATCTTAGGGTTGTCACGTAGGCGTTCTATCCATACTTGAATAGGTCTACCACGCGATAACTTGTTTGGGATAGACGCGTAGGTACTTACGCTAATACGACTTATCGTGAGGTCAGATTGTGTTGATTGGTTGCCTGCACCGGTACGTATGACCTGCTCAAGAAGGTCAATGGTGTCTGCTGGTAAATCGTACTCGGACGTACCAGCAACAAGGCTTACAGTGCCTTCGTCAATCGTCCACAAGTTGATCCCACGATTCTGCCACTCAATGGTCATCAGGTTCATGGACCGACGTGCAGTACGCAAATCGTATCCAGAGCGCATTTCACGGCCAGCACGTTCCCACGCTTCTTCAGCGATCTCCGTGAAGTCCATGTTAAATGCTGTAGTACCTGAAGTTGCCATTACTTTTTACTCGCAGATTTCTTCTTGGCTGGAGCTTTTTTCTTAGCTACAGGCTTCTTTTCAACGGGTTTTTTAACGCCCATTGCTTCTAGTTTAGCCTCTGCCTGCTCTTTAGTCATTAGGTCATACACAACAGTATCGTACGTACCGTCTGCGTTTTTAGTACCTACCTGATAGACCGGCTCTCCCGTAGAAAACCTTCCGTTTTGGAACACTTCCATTGTTTCTCTCCTTACGTATACAACGTCTTTTTACGTCTGCTGTCCATAACAGCACCGCAACCACGAGCTATGGAACGCTTACCACGAGCAAGCCCACCTTCGCGAAATTTTACTTCCGCTTGTTTGGTGTTCTTGACCACAGTCTTGCCTTTCTTACCTTCACGCTTCTTCTTTTTAGCTGTCGAAGAACGTTCAGACTTAGATAGGCTTTGCGCCTTACTCCTAGGCAAGCACCGGTCAGGGTTCTTTTTGTCTTTAGAGGTGCCGCACTCGCCTTTGATTTCGCCATCGGTACCGATACGAACCCACTCTTGATCTCGCCACTTCTTCAAATCACCCATTACTTCTTCGCCTTTTTGCCTTTGGCACCCTTAGCATAGTTAGGGTCTTTGCAATATTTAGACGCCGCCATGTTCGCGTAAGCAGACGGGTACGTGTCAAAGGTGCGCTTTGCCCACGCCTTACCCTTGGCACATATTTTCCCGCCTGACTTATAGTAACGACGCATGTTATCGCATCTTACAAGGGCGTGTGCCTTTACGCGCAATACCTGCACCGCGAACTTTACCGCCCTTAGCGTAACCTTTCTTCGCCATACCACCATTCTTCATGCGTCGTTTTATAGTCGGTCCCGATGGCTCGCTGGGAGGGGTAGGTGGTGTAGGTTCTTCCATACGTAGTGGTCCCGGCTGTAATCGACGCTTACGACCTTTCATCGTAGACTCGTCCTGTGGAGCTTGAGCCATACCACCTCTAGCGTAGCCTTTTTTAGCCATACCGTTTTTCATCTTCTTCCCCATATCGTTTGCACCTTTACCGTCCATAGCAAACTCAGGAACCATTTTGCCTTTCGGCCCTTTCTTCATGGGCATCTTAGCCATCGTCATCTCCCTCCGCGTAGAGATTGTCAAAAACTTGGTTTACATCCAATGTGTAGTCTAAGTCAGACTTACTGTAGTGAATATGTTGTGAGGGTAAGAAATCAGGAGCGCCTTCTCCCATCTCAAACCACGCGGGATGCGACACTCGCACCCTGTTATTAGGTAACGCTACGATGTTTCCGGTCCACTTCCCTGCGTCTAGCAACTCAAGCACGTGCGCTTGTTTGTGTTGTGCTGGGTCATCAGCGATCTCAGAATCGGTGTAGTCCACCGTGAAGTAATATTTAGCTGGGTAGAACTTACCGTCAATCTTTGCCATCCAAGGGCAGGGAGTGCATCTGTCTAGCACGTACACGCTATGCGTACGAGACGCACAATCCCACGGTTGGGCCGCCCATACGGGCATGGGATCAGGCCACTCTTCTAGGGGTGTATCCCCTACAAGCGCCGTAATAGGCATACGTGCCCACATAGCTCCGCCATGAACGTTAGGTTCATCGGTATCGTCTGTCTCACAGCCAGTAAAAATGACCTGAAACGACAAACATCGATTAGGTATGGTAGTTACGGCGATCACCATAGCGTGCAAAAACTCACCATGATATGCCATGTGGTTGTGCGTATATTCCCTACGAACCCAACATTTAAAGTGTGGTATGTTTGACTGAAGGAACGCCATCAGCAGTTCCACTTCCGCAAACTTTTGTTGATGCGGCTGTTAGGATCATTCGCTGTCTTCGCGCTAGTGTTGCGCTTCTTCATACCTTTCATGCGGGCACAGAAAGACTTACGCCGTTTAGCGGCTTTAGAGCCTTTCTTCAACTTGCTAGGCTTGGTCGTTACCGCAGTCTTCAGCTTACTGCCGGGGTTTTCCCGGCGGTAGCTTGCAACTCCTTCCTTGTTAAGCCCGCCTGACTCGCTTTTACCCTCTTTACGCGTCCACGCAGGGGTTTTTACCGAGCCGCCTTTCTTGTAGTAAGCCCGCATAGTATTTACCCATAGAACACTGTCATAGCAGTAATGTTAGTGAATGCACTTACATACACGTCTGACTGGCACCGAATACCGTCGTCAGGAATGTTGACGGAGTGAGAGTCAGAAGCAACAAAGTCTAGGTCTAATACAGTGCTTCCACCATTACCATCAGTGATAGTAAGGCGGGGGCTTCCTGTAGTGCTCAAAACTTGTACTTGGCGAATACGCGCGGGGCCAACACCTAAAGATCCTACACCCGTGACGCGTTTGGACTGAACATCTGATCTAGGCATTGTTCACTCCTTATCCAGCGGATACAGTCAGAACACCTGAGTTGCTATACAGTTGACCTGCAACAGATGGATCGGACGTTGGAAGGTCTTTAATGATAACGACGCTATTAGTACCGTTGTGAGCAATCGAGATATTCTCGGTTACTGTACCAGTACCAGTCGCTTTAGTGATGTCCTTAAACCCATTCTCCGAACGGACTGGACCTTGGAATGTAGTATTCGCCATGTGAATCTCCTGTCTTGGCTAATGTCAGTTACGGAATGTAACTGTCAGGGATTGATTTTTTATAGCACAGAAAAAGAAAGGGGGCAATAAATGCCCCCCTCTTAGTCATTAAGCTCCCGGAGAACCGAAGATGCCTAATGGGTCTGACACGCCGAACGAGTAACGCTCACGAGCCTTGTAGCGGCTGTTGCCAGTATCAAAGTCAGCATCCATAGATGTAGACATTGGTGTACGGACAAAGTGCTTAAGACCGTTAGGAACGTCAGTCATCAAGAACCAAGCGTCAGTATCAGTCAGGTAATGGTTAACAGTGTAACCCTCTGGGATAGAACCGTTATTGCGAATCGCATTAAGGTCGTTATCCGCAGTACCCACGCGGCCTTCTGTTTCGAGCAAACGAGTTGCAACGAACTGAAGAGCGGGTGGAATTACCAGCTTCTTAGGCTTGGCGGCGATGAGAAGACCACGCTCGTCTGTCCAACCAGCGATCTGGATAACGGCGGCTTCCAAAGAAGTCTCGTTAAGATCAGCCGCAACAGTTGGCTCATTCGAGTTGCTACCACCGCTAACCAGTGGGTGATCGGTAGTGCAAAGTGCCTTACCGTCGCCGTAGGTCACACCAGTGTCAAACGCACTATTCAAGATAGTAGCGGCCTTGACCTGCTTGGTGTACGCCATAGCACGTGCGAGAGCCTTCGTATAACGAGCAGACAGTGAGTCATACAGGTTATCTTCGATAGCTTCCTCAGTGATTGAGAAGCCCATCGCGATGGTCTCGTGTGTATAGCGAGCAGTCCACGCTTCCTGAGCATTGTCATACTCAATTGCGGCACCTTCGTTTTTAACAGGTGCGGCTGAGAAGCCTGAGAGCTTGGTCTCTTCCTCAAACGAGCGATCTGAGGTTTCAGTTTCAAAAATTTCGGCGTGCTCTTCACCGTATTTTGCGTACTCCATACCAAACAAAGCGTTCAGTCCGGGAAGGAGTTCCTTTAGTAGCTGGGCGCGTGAAATAGCCATTGCTCAAATCTCCTTATACGCCAGTCGTGTTGTCGTACTGGTGACCTGCGTTCCACTTAACGTAAGCCTCAGTAAAACCACCCGAGCTGTTTTTAGTTTCCCCAACCAAACCGACGATGCGGAAAGGAAGGGTGTTAGTTGTAGCGCTGGTGTGAGAAATCGCGCAACGAGAGTTGCCTGAAGTCGAATCACCAGTGTT